GTAGAGGTGTATCGTCGTCAACATCAATGTCGGAATCGACTCCGTCAACAGATACAAAGGTTTTAACTACATCATTACTAATGTCCAAGGATTTAGCTATCCTTATTGCGTTGGCATTCGCTGGCACAGATACGAGAGAAACCTCACGCAACACAGCCTTGTGAACAACCATGCCCTTCCGTGGGCGACCTTGAGCGTCTTTCCTTTTCTCAAAGGATTTTACACCAAAGCCAACAGAAGTGGCGTTTAAAATTCCTGCTTCTACGAGTGCGTTAGCGTATTTGAGTACGTCACTCACAGGAGGAGCAAGAGTTAAATCTGCAACAGTCTCATAGCCACCCTTTTGGCGACTGCGAGTCTGAATGTTTGACCAGCGTCCGACAGGTTGCTTGTGGTCGTGTTGAAGTAGAGCAATTGGGTTAGCTTCGAACTCGTCGAATTCCCAACCGTCTTGCTTGACAATATCCCCATCGCGATCTTCATCATCTGTAGAGATAATAAATCGATATGTTGGAGCTGCTGTACCTACAACCTGTTCAACAGGTGAGGTTAGAGCTTTGTTTACGATATCCATTGATATCTCCTTTATTTTATTTTGATGAGCATGTCTGAAGCGATGTGCAGATAGTGTGTCTCAACTTTCTCGATGCCAAGCGGAGGTTGCTCTTTCCATCCTACAGTTATCTGCCCAATGAATTCATTAGGATCTGGTGGTACAGAAACTCTACAAGTCCAATTGATACCTTTGGTTTTGTAGAAGTAACCGATCTGCGAATGAGGAACTTTATACTCTCCACAAGGGACTTCGCCAGCCATCAATTTAATAACGTCTTGGTTGTTTGAGCCACTCTTGTTGAAAAGCTGGTTTGTTAGACCATCAATATCTTTTACTCGACCTTCTTTGGTGTATATACGAACTAATGTGCGTTTACCGAGAATCGGGTCCACTTCAAGAATAGCGACTAAGTCTGCCTTTAGAGTTGTGAATAAAAGCTTTGCAGCGTCATCATATCTCGATGAATCCATCGTGGGCAACTCTCGGCTTTTCTGATAAGCACCTATCAATAGAGCCTGATTTGCGTAAATAAAATAGCCAGTAAAAGCCAATACAGCAAGCAGGATAACAACGCCGAGCTTAAATGGGCTATCAATATAAGATAGGACTCCCAACAGAGTGTCTTTTGCATTACCTTGCTCTATTTCTGCCATTTTGATAGACCCTCGTGGCGAGCACGACAGTCGCCATACTGGTTGATGATATCAACAGTGAATTCGACAAGGTCTCCCATTGTCTTCACATCCGACACCATCACTATAGGAGGGCAAGGTTGTGATAGATCACTTGGAGCCGTTTGCTGTATCAATTGCACTCTTGAGGATGCGCAACCCATCAGGAGGAAGGGCACAAGTATAATCAGATTTCTTAGTTTCATTTCTCACCTCGACTGTAAGCTTCTTTTGTGAAGCTGTTGCGATATCTCGTTGTTGTTGATATGCTTCAGAGAGGAGTTTACCTTTCTTCTCTAAAGCTTCTTTCTCTTCTAGCACGCTAGTGACGATCTCAGCTTCACGCTGTAGCCAGTAGTTCTGCTCCATCTTCTTTCCAATATAGAAAGCAACTAACAGTGCGATGACAGCAGCAGCGATCTTTGCTCCTAGGATTGGGTTCATGCGAACACCTCTAGAGCTTGAACATAGTGCGAAGACCTGTCAGCCAGACCTATCTCTCCACCGTTGATTTTCTTTGTGACTGCTTTGACATCACTTGCGATTGAATTTAGATTGTTCTTGTTCCAAAACCAAGCTGCGGACAGAGCTGCGTATTGTGGCTCTGCTACTTGATCTGGATTGTCGATGATCGATGGCTCCCCGATGTCATTCGCAAAGGCAGTGTAATTCGACTTGCCTGTCAACTGAATGAATCCTCTTCCACGATATTTGAAGCCTTCGCCAGATGCCTCGTCTCCATTGCCCATGCGATCTGCATAGACTTTGTTAGCGATTTTTTCTGGTTGGCGATGATAGGGTTCTGCAGAGGCTACGGTGGGGAAACGTTTTGGCCAGGTGCCATGCAAACCTTGCGCTGAATAATTCAAGTTCTCTACAGTGGCCTTGAACTTGCCAGATTCGTGCGCTGCTTGCGCTAGGAACATGGCTACTTGTTCTGGAGTAGAGATATTAAAACGCTCACATGCTGCGGCAAGTGAGTCGGATACTTTAGCAGCAGTAGCTGCGTCTGTTAAATGTGCGGCAACTAAGTTGTCGGCTGTAATTTGAGTCATATTAATCCTCGAGGGTTAGGAGATAAAACAGGAGGACAGTTTGTGGCCATCCTCCTGAAATCTTATAGAGAATTCACTCCCCCAAGCTTCAACCCTACAGATTTTTCCATAGCACTAACTTAGCGGATAGCTGTGTTAGCGTTAGAAGCACTGTTACCAGACATAGTACCAGAACCAATATTAATTTGGTCGTTGGTAGCACGCTGATAAATCAAAGGAACTACACCATTCAATAGATTGGTGATTCCTTGGAGTTGAGCCTGTTGCTGAGCTTGTTGTTGCATTTGATTTACGTTCTGTGTAACGTTTACTTCGGTACCTAGAGCACGGTTAGATGCGTCTAAGGTCATGAGCTTGTCACGCAGAGCTTGTGCTTCATTCTGAGCGATTGCTTGTAGAATGATAGCATTACCTTGAGCCACTTGAGTAGACAAGTCCTTAGTAGCTAATAAGTTACTTGTAGAACCTGCCATGACAGTATTACCTAACTGGTTCAAACCTTGGCAAATGCTGTTGCTTTGTTGTAGAATTGCGTTTTGAGTTTGTGAAGCGGTCAAAGGAATAGATCCTTGGATATCGCCTAACTTGCTCAATACTTCAGTAGTAGCAATCTGGTTTACCACATTGCCAGCACCTTCGCCACCGTTTCCACCCAACCAGCCACCGTTACGATTGCCGATGAGAGCACCGAATAGAAGTCCTGCCAGAAGACCACCACCGCCACCACCAAACCCAAAACCGTCCATGCCATAACCAGCGGCACCTCCAGTATTAGGTTTAAACACATTAGTAATTTCAGGTGTTTCATACATATTTTTGTTTCCTTTTTCAAAATGCTCCCAGATGGAGTCGATTGACTTTTCGTGGGAAGCTAGTTTGTCCATGACGTGCGCATACATCTGCTGTATTGTTGCATCATCCATACTATACTCCTTTCTGTTAATTAAGAATGTGAAACGCTCTTTTAACGGAACGCTTCCTCTTCGTAACAAAAGGGGGTCTGAACGGGATAGGGACTATCTAGATTTGGTGCATTTTGATCGGGATTCAGTACTTGGGGGTGTGATAATTTATTTAAACAGGGATTTCTCCTTTAGTTATGAACGATTGGCGAACAGTCTCAAACTTCTCGTAGAGATCGGGAGGGATGATCGCTTCATCAATATTTTTGCGCATCATTGTTGCTAAATGATCTAACTGAGAGATGTCACCGTCGTAATGAAAAGACTTGGTAACTTTCTTAGTGTCGTAGAAATCCATCAGAAGATGATATCTGTCTTCGTCTGAATCGTTACGGATCTGATGCCACTGGTTTACCCAAACAGCGTAGGCTTTACCAGCTTCCATGTGCAAGTTCATCCCATTACATATGAACACGCACTTGTCGTTTGTGAACAATGGAATGTGAAGTCTTGCCATGTAGTCGTCGTTATCCGAGTCTCTATGCACTAGCGACTTTGCTCTAGCTTTGAGACAGGTAACACGGACTCTTCTAGGAGTTAGTCCTAGAAATGTTATCTCGTCGATCACGCGAGCGATTTCGCCAACGTAACCTTGTGTAGGATTCTTGTGTTCCATGGAGTGAGCGATATCAAAGAACTTGAGTGCTTCGTAATTGCTCTTGTCCTTTGGAAAGTAAACTTCCATAGCCTGTCCTTCATCGTTTTGAAAGAAGTCCCAACCATCTTTCCAATCGCCATTGCGAGAGGTGATTGACCATCCACCAAAACCATGATACAGAGGAGTTTGATACTCTTCTCCTTGAATGACCTGACGTCCGAGAGTGAACACATGTTCCTTCACATCGGCACGCAACTTTTCAAGATCAAATGGAATTAAACTTGTAACATCTTCGTAGAACATTTATTTTATCCTGTTATAGTATACGACACAAGCCGAACTTCTGTCCGACCCAAATATAAAAGTAACCTAAATCGTACTTGCCAAATCTTGCGTTTGAAGCACGAGTGTGGTGGTTGTTGTGATACTCCTCACCAATGAGGAAAATACTTGCACCTGGTACGTTGTAACGTTTCTTGTGATGAAGTAAACCAGTTACCACCGTCGTAGTAAGTAATGGAGTCCAACACATCTGAACGATCCAGATAACAACACCTACCCATTGAAAGAGCAGAACATCAATAAGAAGAAGGACCAGAGGACCACCTCTCAGAAAGCGAGTATAGACATTTCTCTCAAGCCAGTCGTCAGGTGTTCCGCGACCGTGTGTCTCAAGCTCCGCAGGAGTATTCCAAGGTTTGGAACCGTAGCGTGCCCAGATATTGATGAAGAAACCTTTGACAGCTATGTTCCAGATGCCTAGGATGTTTGGAGAATGTGGATCTCCAGGGACATCTGTGTACATGTGATGTCTGCGATGTTGAGCTACCCACTCTTTAGTGTGGATGCCGTCGAACCAAGCGATGATCCGCCAGAAATGAACCATGAAGGGATTCCATTGGATTGCCCTATGGGTGTGGTGTCTGTGGATGTACAGTGTGTTCATCGCCATCAACAAATGACAGGTGACCAGTGTGTATAAGATTGCTAACATATAAACCCTGTCTCCTTGAGTAGTTCTTTGACTTCTGAGTATGAGAATGAACCAGTCGATAGCGAAAAAGCCAAACGTTCAGAGAAGTTCGGATTAGGTCGCACACCGTGAGGTAGAGTGACATCAAGTAACCATGCTTCTCCTGGCTTCGCAACGAAACCATCGACAAATGTTAGATCCTTCTCATCGAAGATCACACCGTTGGTCTGATTCTCCACCTGATGAGTAGCTGCTAGAGTATTTACTTTGTAGTAATTAGTAGAACAGTCTTCAGTGCGAATGTAGAAATTAACCGTCGCTCTTATCTTGTCGTCAATGTGTGGAGGTATGTCACAGTTGATATGCATCAGATGTAAACAGAACTCAGAGCGAACACGCTCGGGTACGACAGAAAAGAAAGGTGTCTTGTCTGTTGAGATGTCGTAGTATTGGATACCTTTGCCATCTTTGAGAAAGCCAACACCTGTGCTTGTGATGTCATACGGAACTGTATCAAAGTTCTGATTAAGTTTTGTGAACATGGTGTCCTTTGATTTTCATCATATCGTCGCACCAACTCTTGAGAACAAGTGCGTTGTCAGCGTTCTCATCCACAATCTGGAAGTAGTCGGCAGAAATTGAAATTCGAAGTTCTTCTGAGCTGTTAGTCTGAACCTCATGGAGCATGTAGAACGGCAAGATAATCATCAAACCAGGACGAGGTGTGACTCTTTCAATAGAGCCATCTTGCATGTAGCAAAGTAAATCGCCACCATCTTTAGGTGTCTTAACATAGTAAGTGATCGCAAAAGATGTGTCTGGATGAGCGTGGTTGTCTATTGTCAATCCTGGGGATCGAACATTTGGCCATCCCATATGAGACTTGAATGTGAGTTTTAAATCTTTTAACTCTGGAATGCTATAGGCACAGGCAGTAACCGTCGTGTCAAATAGATCCCTAAGAATTGTAAGATTGGGTCGTGGGTAATCCCACAGACTGTGATGAGGATTGGCTGAGCGAGAAATCTCCTGTGCTACTGAGTAGAGCTCATCCATAATTGTTTCATTAAAAGTATAATCAAAACCTGTATCTACAACCCATATAGGATAATTCCACAGTGGGTTCTCATTTAGAAACTTACCAGTGATGGTAGGACTAATCGGTGTAACTTTCATGATGCTCCTAATAAGTCCCTATCAAGAGGGTGGTTAGACCTTCAAGATAGGGTTAAATATTTAAACTTGTTTAGCTTTCCAAATGTCGTACAGTGGAATGATCGGACATGAGTATGTAAAATCAATACCAGGATGTGGACTTGCGTTTGCAGCAGCGAAGCGTTTACCTTGAATATGCTCAAGAATGTCTACACCAGGCGGAAGCAGTTGCTCAATAATTGCTGGATAAGTATCCATCATCTTAAAGAATTTGTCCTGCTGAGCCTGTGGCAATGCTAGGATCTTACCAGACAAATCAATGTCTGTATAGTGTACAATGTCTGCACGATAATTGTCAAGATCTGCAGGAGAATCTATTTTTAATTCTAACATATCTTCTCCTTATTTCTTGGCTGGTACGGCAGGAATTGGGATCCCAGCAAGCACCGTCGCATTATAATCATGAGGAACAAACACAGCTGACAAAGTGTCGGCATAGTTCTTAACCATTTCTAAAGCTTTGGTGCGATCCGCAGTTGACATCGAAACGATCTTACTAGGGACCTCTACTTTGAAGTAGTAGTCTATGTTGCGAGCGTAACGATCTTTGTCTGCTTGTGTTGGAAATGTTCTAGTCGATCTTGGCATGAGATACATCCTTCGCAGAAAACTTTTCGAGAAGCGAGTGAACTTTTGTCAAGACACCAGCTGTCCAATGACTTAGATAGAATGCTACCCACATTGCGTAAAGAACTGGCAAGGTGTGGCGACGAGACTTCTCACGAACTCGAGGAATCTTATCTAAGAATCGACAGATAGGAACACCAATAGTCATTAGAACGCGACCACGGAAGTTATCTTGTTTCAACGCACCCATCAGATAAGCCATATGCTCAGACCAAGGTGTGCCAATGTTGATGGCCATCTTAGTAATCGCTAGCTTCTGTGCTTCGGAACGCTTGACAGGATCTTTAATCCAGAACATAAAGTCTGGACCTTTGCCGTCCATCCAAGCAGTAACAATACGTGCCCAACGGATGTAACCACGATACACAGCTTTGTCGTTCTTGTAGAGCCAACGACCGTAAGCTTGGTCTGCGGAGAAGATCACTGGAGCCATGAGACCCTTTTCGTGCATCTTCGAGCAGATGATCTTGGAGCAATTACATGCACAGTTACATGCGTATGAAACTTCGCTAGTTGTGCAGTTATATGTACATGCGCAGTTAGCACCAGTTTGCAAGAATGGCTGTGGGTCGCAGTTTACGCAGTCAACACCGCCTGCGATTAAGCAGTTGGTGCATTGAATATTACCGCAGTTACAGTTTTCTGTGCAGTTGCCATTAGCGCAGTTGCCTTCAGTGCTATTTTGAAAGAAACTTAAGCCATAAAACGCAGACATCGTAGGAGTTGCTGGGCGAACGGAAGGTTTGATCTGTCCGTTCAAAAAGCTAAGAGAAGTTGTATAAGTTGGAGCCTGTCCTATTTCGGTGCTGATATTACTAACAGCAATTGGCCCACTAGATTGGATTGTCATAGGCGACCTCCGATTTAGAGTAGATTGGAACGTTATCAACTACCTCTGTGATATGATTCACAATTTTGATAGGAATAACTTTACGAATAGACTCTTCTTTGTGCTCAAACAACGTACCAAAAACATCTTGGCGTTCCAAAGGTAAGTCGTCATTTTTAATATGGATTGGGATGTACCCAGTCATTTTAGCAAACGATAAAGCGAATAGTGCTACGTTATCTGAGTAAGCGTTAGCACATGAGATCTTCCAGAACTTATTGTCTAGGAACATACATGCACCTTTACAGAGGTGGAGCACTGGGCACTTAGGACACTCTTCACGAGTAGACCAATGCGCCGATGTTGTGATCGACACATCTTCGTATGCGTCTAGTGTTCCAGCCAAGTGAGACTCACCATTCTTGGAGGTCTCAACAGCAGAGACGTTCTGACAGGTGATCACATTACCATGAAGATCGACAGCGAGCACGTCATCCAGATCCATACCACATTTCTGTGGGAGAGCGGAAGCGTGCTTCTGAGCCAATACATCAGTAGTAAAGTTGTTGATCTTATTCAACTGCATCTTGAATGCAATGTCACCGTCGGTAGTGAAAATGTCCGAGAAAGCTAAACGACGAAACTCAAAGTGATCTTGTTTGGTGATCAGAGAGTTTGTGATACCGTCTTCGTCGTATGCGTCTACAATACCACCTTCGCCTAGCGAGATGTTAGGATCGCCTGTAAGCTCTCGGAACCAGTCTGAGATCTCTTTACGACTCTTATTCTTAGCAGACAACATAGAGTTGAAACTAATGCCTTTGTTCAGACGAGTCATCATGCGATAGAAACCAAGTAACCGTTTCTTTGTCTCAGGATCATCGAATGGATCTGGACCACGAACAGATTGACCAGGACCATCATGCGAGATGGAAACTGAGAAGTCCATCATCATGAGCCAATCAATGATTTCATCTGTGAGGATGGAACCGTTGGTGATCATAGCGAACACTGGCTTTTGTTTCCAGTCTTTATACTTCTCACGAATTGCTTCCGCGAGTGGCTTCAGAGTCTTCCAGTAGACGAGTGGCTCGCCACCCCAGAATTCTACCTTCAGACCCTTCTCTTCAGTGATATCTAATTTATCTAACTTCGCCATGAAGTCAGCGATATCCTTTGGAGAGGTAGAGTCCGCACGCTCAACAAACTTCTGTGAACAGTAGTCGCAAGAGTAGTTACAACCGAGACCTAACTGAATCTTCAAGAATCCAATTTGCTTGGACTTCTTCAACGGGATCTCTTTGCTGAATATCGTGGCAGGTTCAGAATTGTCTGCACGTTTATCTGGAAACGCATACAAAACGCCAGTCTCGTCTGTCAACACGTTTGTCATGTTGTCGTAAAAGAATGTTCGTTGGTCGTTTGCTGATTTCTCAGCTAAAATTTCAAATACTGCCACTTTGCTCTCCTAGTTTGTATTATTCTTCGTATTGACTTTCGTCTATTACTTCTTTTAGTGTTTGTGCGACAGCTTCGGCTTCTTCGACAGTCGAATCTTCAGAAACGTTATCCTGATAACTCATAAAGTCATATGGAAACTCTTCAGCAGATCCAACAATTCTGTCGAATATCTCTCGAAATTGTTCGTTAGTTAACATTATATTAATCCTTCTTTAGCGATGGAAGATTCTAAACCTGTGATCACATCATTCTTCGACAGTCCATTAGACCAAGCAGGTCGTCCTGAACTATCTAATTTAATTTTAGTTAAATCATTAGAGGAGATGTAACCCTTCTTGTACAGAATGTCAGCAGATTTCTGTGTGGCAAATGCTGCCTGTTTTCTGCTAGGTGTGCTATTCAAAGTTTTGTAGTAGGTCTTTGCGTTGCCAGACTTTTTGGAAGCCACGGTTTGAAGTGTCAATGCTCTATACAGATTGTTAGCTGTAATATTGGCACCAGTTCCATCAAATGAATTTGAAGAACCACCCCATTTACCAGTCTTAGCCAACTCTCCATTCTTCTTATAGGTCTTAGCCATAGACCACTCTAGCACGTGTGCCATTGCGTGTTCTTTTGGTGTCAGAGCAACTAAATTCTTACCGTTGTTTGAACCACCCATAGAAGCAGGAATCATGTGGTGCACATCGACATCAAAGCTAGCCAACTTGTTCTTCTCCATGAATCGGTTGAGACTCGTTGGGCTATTGCCTTTAACGTTATCAGCTTGACCATAAGTCATACTGTCAATGTTACCTTGCCGTTTTCTTCCCCAAGCATACAGCTCAGAGAGGGCTACTTCAGCTTTTCGCTTGCCTAATTCACCTTCGTTCATCCAAGACATAGCTTGGTCTTTGGTGAAGAATGCTGGGTACTCGTTCTTCCTAGAGAAATCTCCAACCTTCACCTTCGACGATAAGTCTCTAGGATTGTATGGCATATCTTTAGGATAGTTAGCTGGTCTAGCAGCGAGTTTTTTGACTTTACCACCATAGACAGCACCTTTATCGGCACCTATAGTGTGACTTGGGTCGAAAGAATTGATCTTCTCTTTATAGACCTGATAGACAACATTTCGATCTAAGATGTCTCGGTTCTTTCCACCAGCAGCTCTAAGTTTACTGTCGTCAATCTTGATGTTAGCTTGATTGTCCTTGAGAGACAGAGGTTTGCCAACACCACCAGATGATGTAGTTTTACCAGCAGGTTTTGCAGTAGCAGGTTTAGCACCAGCGGCAGGTTTTGCAGCAGTTGCAGGTTTAGCACCAGCACCTGTGCGGACATATCTAGAACTTCTTCCAGATGGTCCCACCGTCAGACCCGATCCTGAGACTCTGAGAGTGCCAGTTGGAGCTCCTCCAGAAGCACCACCTCGTCCTCGACCGCCATTAGCACCAGGACCACCAAGACCTTCTTCGCCGAACTTGCCAGATCGATCTCTACGTTGAGATGCTCTGTACTTCTCCATGTTCAATAGAGATAGAGCTTTCTCGATAGCCGAGATTTTCGACTCTGGAAGTCTTGGGTAGTCTGTAACTTGATCTAAGATCTGTAGGCGAGCTGTGATGTACTCCATCATAGTGAAGTAGTCATAATCACCTTCAGTGTTCTCATCTACATAGATTGTGTCACCGTCGAATAAAGACTCTTTGAAATAGTAGGTTTCGTCGTCCAGTTGGCGGATCTCAAACACAGCGGTCTGATCACTGCCAAGATCATATCCAACATTAGAGGTCTTCTCGTTGGCGGTTGCATCTTCAATGATTGAGTCTGCGGCATCCTTCAGATTGAAATCTAAATCGGAATATAATTGAACGTTCATGTGATTCCTTAGTCTTCGTATACAAAGTGGTTGTTATTCTTCTCAAACTTGAACTTTTCTTGAGACTTGCGCAACTGTTTAAGAGCATTCTCAAGGTCTTTCTGATGTTTATCAAAAGTTTCTTGAGGAGTTTTGTTCTTCTTATGTTGCTTCATAATCTGTTTTGCTAAATCCTCAAGTGGCTCATACTTCTGAGCAGCAGACATTGAAGCAGCAACACTCTCCTGTAAAGTCTTAAGTCTTGACTTATTTATACCGATAGCGTCGTGAACTGTGTGTGGAGATCTGTTCTTTATCATCAAGTCCGACATCACAGCAGAGTCCCAGTTCTGAACAAACAGAGCTGCGGAACCTGAGCGAGTCTTGTTCGAGTTCACAGTAGTTGGAACATCTGTTTGAACTCTAACTTTTCCTGCTATTAAACTTGAAGAGCCTTTACCACCAGCACCTTGTCCCAATACTAAAGTCATTCTCTTCGTATCATAGTTGTTAAAAGACATTCGATAACCAGACATTGGGTTCTCGTAGACAAAATTCTCTGGAGCTTCGGCAATGATCTTCTTAAATCCTGGTGTAAAGCTAGCCAGCGAAGTTTCTTTAAAATTGTTCAACATCTTCTGTGCTGTCTGTTTAGCAAGTTCTGGTTTCATGCCACCTTTAACCAGCTCGTCCATGACCTTGTTGCCCATGGCTTGGTCTTTACCTTTAGGGATGCCAAACTGTGGTTTAGAACCATAAGAACCTGCTGTCCAAATTGCTTTAGATGCGTCTTTTATGCTGCCTTTGGAAGAATCAAATCCCTCAAAATCAGCCTTCGTTAGGGACCCTTTAGAACCAGACAACACTGTATAGTATGGCTTGCCTGTGTCTTTTGAATCTATACCGATTGACTTAGCAACCTCATGGTGTTTTGGTTTCCATCCTGCTGGTCTTTGCACCAAAGCAGACATTTCTAAAGAATTCTTATCTCCAGTCATGACTCCAATGTGAGCTGTAACTGAAGAGGTTGCATCGTAAAATGAGATATTCTTTTTACCTTCAAAAACCTCAGTTCTAACAAACTTACCACCGTTTCCGTCTTTATCAGCACCGATAGGAGTGCCAGATTTACCTTGTGCTTCTTTAGCAGTAATTTTTTCTGCTTTTAAGAGCTTTTCTCGACTTTTACCATACATCATCTCAGGTGCGGATCTATCTGCACTGTGATATCGACCTTGAGGAGCGAGACGTGTGTCAGCATACTCTTTGCGTCTAAACTCTAATGCGCGATCTGCTAAACCACCATCTGCGGGATCGAAACGTGCGGCTCTAGGACCTAGTGTGTGAGGAGACTTGATGTTGGAGCCTGTAGCTGCCAACTTCTTGTCAGGGACAGAAATACGATAAGTTTCAATTGACTTAGCTGCCCAATCTCCATCTTCGTTTCTTGTCCACATTACTTTACCAGCTTTTGCACCTTGATCTTCACCGTGTCGTAAGACTGTTTTCTCAAGTTTTACTGAGAGTTGTCCTTCTTTGTCCATTTGTTTTAAATGTCCATTTACAGCGAGTGCTAAAGCCGTACCTTGAGGTATTCCTGTAGCATGAGAGACAGAAGCATAAATCTGACCAAGGGAAGAACCTTCTCCCTTTGGACCATTGATAGCACCAATAACGATAGCTCTAGCAGTTTTATTATGACCAGAGTCTCCAGCATTCTTGCCGAACTCAGCAACTGTCATGCGTTTCACCGTGGCTGTGGTAGGGTGTGTATAGTTTGGTCCAGATCCTGAACCACCACCTCCACCTCCGCCACCACCTCCACCTCCGCCACCAGCACCACCTCCACCAGAGCCACCAGCTCCCATTTCAGCGAACTTTCCGTTGCGATCTCTGAGCTGTCCAGGTGTGTACTTTTCAACTATTTGACTTAGAGCTTCTTTTAATTTTATCAATGCCATAGAAACTCCTCTAAACTATCATTGAATCTATATTAATCTCATCAAACACACCGTCAGATAAAGGATACACAGACATTGCAAGAGCAACTAGTGTGTCTATACGTTGGGAGGATTTAGATTTATCGTATTTCTTAGAACCAGATGGGTCAGTAACGACCACAGCGTTCGCAGCACCTAAGTTCAATAGGGGATGCATACCGTGCCTGATCTTACCTTGTAGCAACAGACTATCAAGTCCATCGACACGAAGTGAGAAATCCTTGAAGCCTTGACCTACTGGGATCCATTCACTTTCTGAGGCAAATCCAAACTCATCTGCGCGAGGTTTGAAATCGTCTATACGCCACCTGTCAAACTGCACACTGGCTATAGTCATTCCTTTTGTTTGTTTAGCTAGTTCTTCGGCTATCATACCGTAGTCTAGGTGTCTACCTGGTAGAGCTATCATGTGACCAGACTTAGCCCATGTATCGTATGGTGCTCTGTCTTGTCTAGCTCTATCCTCAATGTTATCCAAAGGTGTGAACACAATAGGCTTGGTGTGAACCAGACCTGTCTCAGGATCTAAAACTGACAACACACAGGCTGTCAAGTCATTCCTAGCAGATAGGTCGAGACCACAGTGAACGGGATAGCTGTAGAATAACTCGTCGTTTGGCTCCGCTCCGTTAAGTTTCCACACCGAAGGTGCAACTGCCAGAGTCAGAAGTGATACTCTTTGATTTAACAAGAGGTTTCTTGCTGATGGTTCGGCAGTAGGCATTCGGGCAGCACGACTCAACTGTGTCCTCAAGTCTTCAATGTTACGGAATACTCCCAAAGCGGGATTAGACTTGTACCATTGATTCTCGTCCATCAGATCGCTATCCTTGTCTGCCTCGTAAACGTGGCACACCGTGGATGGATCATTGGACCTCTGAGCGTCATCAATCCAGATGCTCAGGAGATCACTGTCAGAAGCTGCTTGAGTGGAGATCACTAAAAGTAGAGGGTTGTCGTGAGCACCTTGGGAGGTCGTGATCGCATCAAAGAATGCGTCTGTAGGACCTACAATCTGACCAGCTTCGTCCAAAACTGCGACTGCTGGTGATAATCCTTGGGCTCCTGCGCCATCTTTAGCCAATGCTCTATATGTAACACCTGTGGTGATCCCTTTAATTGATTTTTGCGACGGGACCACAGCAGCTCTAGCTGTCATGTTGGTGTTCAAGTTTATCATTTTAGCCATGGCGTCAAAGACGATGCCAGCTTGCTGTCTGTTCATAGCACCAGAGACTGTCTGGGAGTTCTTCCTAGCCTCTGGACCTATAATGTGTGCTAACACTAGTGGAGCAATCAAACCTGTCTTGCCATTTTTTCTGGCGATAGATAAAATTGCGCGACGTGTTGCTGTATTGGGATTGTCGTAAACTGCTCTGATGAACATTCTTTGGAATGGTGATAAAATCACAGGTTTACCGACTTGGGAACCCTCTGGGACCTTACACTCCTTCTCAATGAACGCCATTACTCGTTCAGCACGTGTCCAATCCTTGGGTTTAATCTTATTATAGTCTCTGTCAAGTGGCATCCAACCACATCTGACAGCAGATTTACAATGTTCTGGGAACTCTTGCCAATCTTTGGTGAGAATCATTTATATTTACCATCCTTCTGGAAGACCATCTAGACCGACAAAGGGTCTCTCACGATAGTCTGAGTTTCTGCCCATAGATGTGGGTGCGCGAGTATGGCACCGTCGACATAGGGTCTGTAAGTTTCCTGGTTCAAGTGCGAACTGTGGGTGGGTTGACATGGGTACTATATGATCAACCTGCAGATCTTTACTGGCGAGGGTCAGCTTGCATCTTACGCAAGTATAACCATCTCTAGCCAGTATTTTGAGTCTGAGTTGCTTCCAAATCGTAGAATTATAGAAGGGATTAGCTGTTTTTGACATGATTTCTTAGTGTGAATACAAGTTTAAGCCATCTTGAAGGTCATCCACAGAACGAATCTCAGCATCAATGTCCAAGGCACCGAGATGCTTGCGTGACTCTCCCTTGACTTGGGTAGGTGTCAGTTGCAGCAACCCTTGTAGATGCTTCACGACTACCATGTTGGCTTGAACCTGAGAGGAGTACTTCCTCGCCTCGGCCATGTCACCCTTGTGAGCGTAATCTGCTTCCTTGCGTTGATAGAACGACACCAAGTACATCGACATAGACAACTGGCGCAACTGGATAAGGTATGTCTCTTCCCACCACTTGGCAGGTCGAAGAGGGACTAGGGAGTCGAAGATGTCCTGTGCAGGCATCGGCAAACCCTGTTTCTGGGCTTCAATCTGAGGTTTGAGAGCTTGTAGGGATTCATACATGGCCATTTTACCGTCCACGGAGTCTACTCTGGTAGTCATAATTCATCTCTCTTTGTAGGGTTTGAAGCATTGTTTAAATTCTCACGTGCGCATGGGCACTCACGCGATTAACTTAAAGAATAGTTCAAGGGAATTCCAAAATGATGTCACCGTCAAATCAAAATTGCATTTAGGATAACGTCCCCTAAGGGGAACGAGGCAGGACGAGGGCTGCAGGGCAACTATTTGCTCTGGGAGCGACCACTGTCGAGGGGTGGGTCTGGAAACCTCTCCAGGCACGTTAAAGATGGCTTAAATTTGCCCAGGTGCGGCACGGAAGGCACGCCAGTTTTTTCGATTACACCCCCCAACCCATCCTGCAGACCTAAGCAGTACTCGTAAGGATCTGATGAAGGAGGACGTGCGAATGAGGCAGCAGCTCGCTATGCACATGGTAATCTTAAGAATCATCCTTAAGATA